TCCATAAGCGGATTCGGCCGGGCCGCAAACGGCCGCGACATGTCGCCAAAAGTCGAATATGACAGACGACCACCAAACCCAGAAACCTTAGAGCCGTCGGCTCGGACCGGCGAAAAGAACGTACCTTTGACTTCCTGCCCGTCAGGCCCAATGCCACGAGTAGCTTTGTTCTCCAGCCCCTGGAACGCAAACGTGGACGCGACCTGTACTGCTGCGGCCTGTTTGGCCTCCGCAACCTGCTGATTGGCGCGTGCACGCTCAAGGGCCGAGGACGTAGCGAGACGGCTAGCCGTCGCCATTCCATCCTGAGCAGTAGCCATTTGGCCGCGCGCGGCGCCCAACACACCCAGCCGCTGCTCGTTGCTGGCTTTGTTCGCGACCATATTGGCTTCGTTCATCTGCCCACCGAGAGCAGCCGCCGTGTCTCCAGCGACCGTAGCACTGGTCGCGCGCTCGTAGCTAGGAGCCGACAGCTGCTGCATGGTGTCAGCGTTCGCGCGACCACGCAGCGTCGAACGAATGTCTTCGTTCATCGACTTGTCGCGCATTTCCTGCAGCAAAGGGTCGTACTTCTGCTTGAAGTACTCATACTCTGCAGTAGCGACGCCAGCAGAAGCCTTTTCCGCTTCGCTTGCCTGATAGTCCTGCTTTTTAGGTTTGCTGCTCATAGGCGTTTTGTGTACACCACTGTATCAACGGTCCACCCGTGGGCTTCCATGTGGCTCATCAGCCCCAGGAAAGGCGATCTGGTTTCGAGCGTACTATAACCTGCTTCGCGGGCCACTTGCTCGAAAAATGCCTGATACTTTGACACCAAACTGGTGCCTCGGACCTTGGCCCAAGCCAGCCAAAGAAACATGGTTTTTTCGCCGGTGAATTGGTCAATCTCGGTCGAAGAGATGACAAACCCCTCGCTAGTCGTCCACAACACGGCTTGTTTGTTCACGCAGGCCGCGTAAACGTCTTCAGCACGATAAGTCAGCGAACGGGAAGCAGCGCAGATCTCGTCGATGCCCGGGCGGACCCAGTCCCACTCACGACGGATATCAGAGACAACCGGCTGCTCAGCTGCCGTAGCGGTTGCGCCGCTTGGAGAACGAAGTGTGGATACCACCATAAGCGACCTTCCTCACGATCCGGGTATCGGCATGGCGAGACTTCAGGTCGGCGGCTGCCACGCCTTCGCCATACATAGTGCCGTAAACGCGGGCCGCGTTCATGTCGGTCCAGGGCTTGCTCGGCAACCGAAGCAGCCGGAACAAGGCCCCGTTGACGATGGTGTCGCGATAGTCCGACATCAGCTCGTCGTCCGCTGAATCCGACGTGTGGGTCGGCTTAAGCTGCGCACGGACGATAGTGCTGGACGCCTGTGTGACAAACGGAACGGGCACCAGCCACATCAACGACTGGCTGACTTTCACGAAATACTCTGGCGTTCCACGCTCGGACTTGTCGCGCCAGCCGGGCTTTCGCTGCTCCAGAAGGTCGGTGCTGATAGGGTCAAGCGTGCTGCCGTTGTGCACAGCCCAAAGAAGCTTGTGCACCACCGTGTCGGTAGGCGGCTCTAGGTCGTATTCAAACGTGCCGGCAATCGTAGTGATCGGGTCGAGCTCGACCTGCAGCACCGGGGCCCGTTCACAGAGGTCGATGACCGCTGAGCGGATGTGGTTTTCGATCATCGTGTCCGGGCAACCCGGAACCATCGGGATGATCTCAGGGAGCAGCGACTCATAGAGAGTAGCCATCTCCGTTTACCCGATCGGAGCGACGGGCGGAGGACGGCGCGGGCTGTCGTTGTTCGGCGAAGTAAACGCGTCGACCGCGCCCTTGCCGGTCACCGACGCCACGAACAGCTGATAGTGCGACGAAGCCCGCTGGCTGTTGCCCGCGTACTCGGCGTCCTTCATATACGCCATGTACAGGACGTAGTTCATCACGGCGTTGGCGTAGATGTCGGGGATATCAAGGTTACCGTTCTGCGCCACAGTCGCAGGGTTGGCCGAGTAGATGATCTCGGCAAACGCGGCGTTGGAGGTCGACACGCCAGGGTAGACGTAGAAGTTACGCGGGTTCTGCTCGTCGTAAATGTAGTGCTTTACGATCGTCGTGTGCGCGGCGTCACCGGTGATCGACGGGTTGTGCCATTCCGGGGTCTGCGCGTCGAGAACCTCGCGCTGCACGATACGAATGGCTCGGCGGCCAGTACCGCCAGAAGCGGCCGACATGTTGCGGACAACGCGCAGCAGCGCATTGCCGTCGCTGGGGATTTCCTGTTTGGTGCCTACAGACAGCGTGATCGTGGTGTTCTTGGCCGACGCGTCCGGTTTGAGCAGCGCAATCTCACGCTGAGCGTCGTTGACCCACAGCACCAGCTCGTCGACTACGGGCCAGCGAACGCCGGTAGTGTCTTGCAGGGTCTTTTGGACGCGGTCGATAACACTCTGGACAGAGACGGTCATACCTTACCTCACGAATTGATGAACGCCGTCCAAGCTGCCTCACGAGCCTCGGGGCTTACGTTGTGCCCGACCTCGCGGTTTACGGCCGAGGCTTTGGGAGTGCCGTCGGCTTTGAAGTCTTCGGGGTTGCCCTCAGCGACGATCCTCTCGATCGCCGAAAGGATCACAGAATCGGGGGTCGGCTGCTCGATGTAAGCCGTTCCGTCAAAAGCGTCGGTAGGAGACGCGGACGGAACTGCGGGCGGGCTCGCGCTCATGACTTGTTTGGCGCCAAGCTGCAGGGCAAGCACACCGATTTCGTCGGACACTTCCTGTTCCGCGTTCGGCTCAAACACGATGACGGCGCCCCACAGCGTTGCCACACGGATTTCGCGATCTGCAATGACCTTCATGTCTTCTCCTTGGCCAAAGAAAAAGGGGCCCTCCCGGTTAGGGGAGGGCCCCCACGGCTCAGAACGCCGTATCGAGGCAGATCACGCCGAAGTCCTGCACATCACCGCTCACGTCGGTGTTGTAGCGGGGCTTGCGGAGGCCGAAGATCTTGCCGATCGAGATGCCAGCCTGGTTCTTGTAGTCGAAGGCGTCCTCGGTGATCTCCGGCAGACCGATGTCCGCCATCGCGAGGGCCTGCGCACCACAGAACAGGGCACGAGCACCGTTGACGTTAGCGGTCGCGCCCCACTTGTAGCCGGGGGCGCCCGCGTTGCCGACCGCGCCCGTGAGCGCGCCAGCCGTGTTGAAGACGTGACGGAACTCATGGACCATCACACCATCAACCATCAGCGAGCTCGAACCCGAGAACAGCTGGTTATCCGGGCCTCGCACGCCAGCGTTACGAACGTTGGCAAGGAAGTCCGAATCCAGCTTAAGCGCGGCCATCTGCTGCGGGGTGACGAAGAGGTGATAGACCTCCTCATTACCGGCGCCACGCAGACCACGGATGTACTGGTCCTTAGCGTAGGCCTTAAGGTCGACGATGTGGCGGTACTTCAGCTTGTCGGTGGCAGTGATGGACGTCACGCTGCCAGCGGCCAAGTTGTCGCCCGACACACGACGATGCCGAAGAGCCGTCGGCGCAGTCACGTTCGAGGCGAACTCGAGGTTCGACAGGTTCTGGCCAGCAGGCAGGACCGTGCGAAGCGCGCCGTTCGTCTTGAGCGTGTAGGCCACACCCGAAAGCGTAAGGAACCCGAGCTGATCGATACGATCCGCCATCGCGTAAGCGAGGGCGTCGCGCGAGGTCTCGCGGAAGTTCACCACCGACTTCTGATCAGCGAGACGGCCCGCGATACGGTTCGCGAAACGCAGCTGGTCGAGGTTGATGTTGATATCGTAGGCGCGGAGCGCCTCTTCGTTGCCTTCGAGCGTGTTGTCACCGGTCACGCCGTCGCCGGTCATGTCCGCGAGCAGGGTGATGACGGCCTTCGTGCCCTTGTCCGACTTGGTGAGCTCGGTGACACGCTGGATCATCGCATTGGAGCCAGAACCGACGAAGCGGTTCACAAACGACATATTGCGAGAGACGCGCCAGAAATCACGGCTCCACGCCGTGAGCTGTTCACTGGTCAGCGCCGCAAAGTTAGTAAGAGCCATGTTGGCATCTCCTTGAATTGCGTTATCAAACCCGATACGCACCCGCGTACCAGGAGCTGCAGCCGACTTGTGGAGCGGCTAACCCGTTTCCCCGTATCGTGGGGTCACGACTTAGCGCGTGTTCACGAGACGCGACCTCGGCAGGTTTACGCCGCTGCGGGCGAGGGTTCACCGTTTTTAACGTGTGCGACACGGCCGGAAACGTTCCGGCAAACGAATACGTTGTAGATTAACAACAGTGATGCAAGTTCGCAACTGCTGAAGAAAAATTTGTCTTCACGGTAAAATTTGTCCTTGCCGCCAAATTTTTCCAAAACTGGCGGCAAGGACGTTTTTTATACCCCTAGGTACTTCTTGGCCGGGGCGCTCTTGGCGCTAGCTTTCTTCATGCACTTACCCGCCTTCACACAGCGGCCAGGGGTCGGACAACCAGGACAAGGCTTCATACAATTCTCCTTACCACTTCACTTTGTTGGCCCAGTAAGCAGCGGACATCTTGCCTTTGGCAATGTTGTCCGCGTGACGAGCTTTGAAGCTTTCGCGCCGGTTGCGATAAGCCTCAGACTCCCCCGTCTTTTTCGGGGATCCGCTGACGCCCTGCTGCCCGAAGCGGATAGTCTTCACCTGATCGCCGGTCTTAGCCACGACAACGTGGCTTTTGGTCGGATGACTAGGCGTACGCTTCGGCTGGTTGTACCCGGAAACACCGACCCGGGCCAAACGCGGGTCTTTGCCAGCCATTAGATCAAGTCTCCACGCAGGCGCTTCAACGTTGCGGGCGGAAGAGCGTTGAACTCCTCTTCGGTGAGCGACATGAGGTCGAAAGTCTTCTCGCCCCGCGCTGCCGAGCTCTCCCCGGCCATGTCGGGAGGCTGCGATGCTGCGGCCTTCAGTTTGTTAGCGACCTCGGCGCGCTTCTTCGCCACTTCATCGACAGCAGCCGTCTTGTCCCCCGTAGTCGGGGTGGTAACGGGCGTCGTAGCAGCCGCAGCGGCCGTTTCTCCCGCCAGGCCGTACTCGCTGATGACGAATTTGGCCGCTTTCGACAAGGCCGCAACCGCGTTTTCGCCCTTCACGATGAAGGCATCACGCAAATCGATGACCTCCTGCGTGTACTTTTCGTTGAAATCGGGGCTCGCCCGGTCGAAAACCGGGAAGTTCGTTTCCAACGCTGCGGCAGCCTGCTGCAGAGCGCTGATCTGGTAGCTCTGCGCCACCTTCTGCTCCATCTTCTGGCCCATTTCGAACTCGATCTGGGCCCGTTCGGCCTTGCGGATGTCCGCTCGGAGCGCCGCCGCCTTCTCGTGCTGCCCATCGAGCACCAAGTTCTGGTACTCGACCTCCTTCGAGGCGAAATCGTAGGCATCTGGAGCGGTTTCCGCCGCCTGCCGGGTCGCCATCAGGTCGTCGAGCTGCTTCTGGAGGGCCTTCTGCTTGGCCAGCACCTCGTCAAGACGGGCTTTCGGCACCATCGGGCGACGCTGCTCCGGCTCTTTGGCCGCTTTCGGCGGCTCGGGAGTGGGCTCCGGGGGCGTTTCCGGCTTTGCGGCCTCAGAAACCGGCTCGGGAGTCGGTTCGGCGGCGGGCTTTTCGGGTTCCGGGGTCGGCTCGGGGGTCGGATCCGGGGCCGAAGCCTCGGCAGCAGGGGGCGCTGGCTCGTCGCCGAGGCCAAAGTTGAAGTCGAACGGCTGCTCCGGAGCCGCCTCGGCCGGATCGGCGCCAGGCATCTGCTCCATAACCACTTCCTTCTTGCTGTCAGACATAGGTACTCCTTCAGTTTGTCATGGGCCGCGAAGGGGACGGGCGCGGCTGGCCCTGGGACTGCGCTTTTGCAGAGGTCTGCATAACGGTGGCGGCAATGCGAGTAGCCGCCGCCGTCTCCTGCTGCTGCTGTCGCGACTGGTTGGAGAGCGCGGCAAGCTCGCGGCGCAGCTCCAGTTCGCGGGTCTTGGTGTCGACCTTGCTCTGCAGCTCCGCCATGCGCAACTGCGGGTCGACTTCGGCAACGGTCTGCGCCTTGGCCATGTTGACCGCAGTCTCCGACTGGAGCTTTTCGATCTCGGCCTGTGCACGCTGCAGCTCCAGCTGGATCTGCTGCATCGCCAGTTCGTTCTGCATGGCGGCGGCCTCCTGCTGCTCCGGGGTCTGCTCGACGCCTGTAGCCATACGGATACGCTTGGCGAGTTCGCCCTTACGAGCGAGGTGGCTGTACTCGATGATCGCGTCGTCCGGGATCATGATGCCGACCTGCCGCAGGCTAAGCGCCTCGGCAAACTGCATCTCATCGAACGAGTCGCGGGCCGGCGCGGTGCCGATCACCACGTCATACTCGCCGAGCGTAAGGTCGTTGATGACGCGGCCTTCCGGAGTCATGGCGTTGATCACCATCGGCTCTCGCGGCTTGAGCGGATCGTCTTCGTTGGTGATCTGGATGACACGCTGCTCAGTGTAAAACCGCTGCACAATATTGAGGATCTTCTCAGCCAGATAATGCCGCGTCTTTCGCAGGTTGTCGAGCGGCACCTGGATCATGATCACGCCGCGATTCTGCTTGGCCTGGATAGCGATCCCCGAGACCTCAGCTCCGTCCGACCCGAGCATCGAGTCGTTCACGCCGCTGATGGTCTTGATGTTGAGCGCCGCTTTCTGGCTGATGCGATCCAGCCCGGTGGGGATCTGGTTCGGAGTGATCTTTGTCGGCGGCTGTGAGCCACGGTTGTACTCGACCACCAAGCCGGTTTCCGCGCCCTTCTCCTCAAGATCATCGACCGTCATGCTGGTCAAAGAGCCGCTCTCGACCATCCACCCGCTGTTGGCGGTGGTGTTGACGATGTGCAGCTCTTGGCTGGCGATCTTGTTCAGCTGCTCCTGCGGAGACAGCAGATTGCGGACCATGCCAAACGGCCGGCCGCGACGGAAGTACGCGAAATACGGCACCAACGTGAAGTCTTCATAAGGCGACCAGTCATCGTGCAGCACGACCCGATCGCAAGTCACGGTCCACCGCACTTTGCGCTGCATCTTGCTGATGATACCGAGTCCGTACTGCTTGGCGAACTTCTTGGTCCGCTGCTCGGACCAGCTGTCGGGGACAATGCGCTGGTCGCCCGTGTTCGGGTCGACAAAGAACTCCGCGCGCGACATCTTGCGGTACTGACGTTCGATCACACGCAGCGCCTTGACGTTGCGATAGCTTTCGCCGTCGGGGATCGCCGCGCCAAGGAACGCCTGCGAATTCTCGGTCTCGCCGAAACGCGTCTCTTCGTACTCGATAGAGTCGCGGCTGTAACCGGTGCCGTTCTCGGCGACATACCGCAGGGCCTCGGCCTTGTCTTTACCGTACAGCTCTTCGATCTCGTCCAAGGTCATCCAGCGACTTTCGAACACTTCGTTCCAGGTCTTCGGATCGTATTCTTTGGCGTCCGGATCGAGCAGGATGTCCAGCGGGTCTTTGGCCGTGATACGGACTTCGCCCTCGACGTGGTCGCTGAAGTCCATGCGGACGTCAAAGTAACCACGTCCGTCCAAGATCAGCCCGTCGCTGAACACCTGCTGCTCGACCCAGTCGAGCTTGTTGTTGTCGCCGATCTGCATGTAGAGCTTGGTCAGCACAGAGGCGACGTCCTGATCACCGCCGCGACGCGGCTTGAACTGCACGTCGGCCCGGCGCGTGGACTGTTCGCCAAGGACCGTGTTCACGGTCGGAAGCACGGTGTTGATGGTCAGTGACGGGCGTCCCTCGGCTTCCAGCTTCGCGATATCAGCCTTGTCCCACTGGTCGCCACGGTAGAAGGCATCGCACTTCTTGGCCATCTCGACATACTTGAGATGCCCGTTGTCCCGCGCGCGTACGTAGCGGTTCCACTGCGTGCGAGCCAGCTGCTGCTCTTCGATGGACTGCGACTTGATCTTGGCCATGTTATGAACTCATCGCGGATTTTTGGCGGGGTCCGCGAGCGATGGAGAGAAGTTTGTCCCGCCAGGACGGTACGTGGACGACAGGAGGCTGGAACGTAGAAAACTCGGCCATCATCAAGCCGATCCACGAGATCGCGTCTACTTGGTCGTCGTGCATACCGTTAGGAAACCGCAGCAGCTCCGCGATCATAGGGCCGGTGAATGAGGCATCGCGCGGGAAGTATACCTTACCCTGCTGCATTCGGCCTTGGATTGCACGCGCCCGGGCTTCTTTGTCCCGGCGACCGGTTTTGAGGTCTTTGAAGTACGCCTCGTACAATCCGCGTTCCCGGACCCGTTTCTCCAGAAAGGGGCCAAGCGCCATTTCGATGTGGCTCTTCTCGATGCCGACGATCGACGGCTTCCATTGGACGTACAGGTCAAGGATGCGCTCGACCAGCTCGAAGCCGTCGAACCGCCCCCGCACCACGTCCATGACGTACATGTCGTCCTGCTGGTTGATCCCGACCACCACCCCTACGCTGTAGTCGTTGCGGTCGTTCTTGCCGATCGCCAAGTCCCACGCACAGTAGTAGCGCATCTGCTTCTGGTCGACGTCGTCCGGGCCGTAGTACTTGACCATGCTGCGGGTGAAGTACTGGCCGTCGTCAGCTACCGGGTTCTGTTGGTAGAGGGCCGACCAGTCCCGGGGGCCGACCGCCTTTTCGATCCGGCGCAACGCCTCGACGTTGTACCGCTCCGGGTGCAGGGCGTCGCCCGACTTGCGGAACTCCTCGTCCTCCTCGGCGATCGCCGGGTACCGCACCACCTCCCACTCATCACCCCCCTGCGAAGCCGCCTTCAGCAGCCGGCCGGCTAGGTCGTCGTCATGCCAGCGGGTGAGGATGACCAGCACCCCGCCGCCCGGCGCCAAGCGGGTGTACGCGGTCGAGGTGTACCAGTCCCAGGTCGCGTCCCGGTTGTTCTGGCTCTCGGCGTCTTCGCGGTTCTTGATGGGGTCGTCGATCACGAGGACGTGGGCGCCTTTGCCGGTGATACCACCGCCCACACCCGCCGCCACGAACCCACCCCCGGCCGTGGTCAGCCACGCCTCAGCGCTTTGGCGGTC